ACCTTAAGCGTTGGTAAACTTCCTCATACAGAGGCAGGAAAATATCTGCTGCCTCTTGTACTTCTTCGAGTGTTAGGGGTTTGCTCAGTTCCATTCCAATGCCTCCGCTACGTCAGGGAATTGTGTTACGAATACTGCCTTACAGTTGTTGGCAATGTCCATGTGCTCCTTCTGTGTGCCGTGTCCGGACCTCAGTTTGATGTAATGGATCCAACTACGGCACGAACCCGTCATGTAGATCCTTGTAGGCACCGCTGCTGGGAGAACAGCACGGGCACACTCCTTGGCGATACCCCGGTCAAGCATTTGTTTATACAATGCTTCAGCAGAACTGAATAGAGTTTGAATCTGCATCTCTACAGTCTGTTTCTCGAAGTCATCAAGATCATCAATGCTATTCTGTCGGTTCTTGGTATCCTGACGACGGAGTTCAGGCATCTGTAGATCTCCTAACTGAGTGCTATCAGCATAGCGTTGAGAAAACTCCTGGAAAGTAAACGAACGATGACGCAATATTTGAGGACTGATCTCCCTGGTGGTATTGATCTCAAGTGTCATGTATGCCTGCTCAAAGATAGACCAGTGCTCATGCTTGATACAATACCGAAGCAACCCAGCAGCAGTATCAAAACTCAACTGGTTGTTTGGATTGGATACACGGGCGATGTAAGAAATAACATCTTGAGCATTGTGTTCAATCAGATCACCAGCACCTTGAGTGATGGCAATCAGTTTCACTTGTTCACTCATTAACAATGTCCTCCACGACTTCAACATCAACAGATTCTACCACCTCTTCTTCGGCAGTGTCAACAATCTCAACAGCAGGCATTGGTTTACGTTGATATCCAAATCCCACATAAGACTTTTCTTCTCGTTGAAGAATCTGTTTCAGTTTCTTTGCTTGATACAGTTCTTTCTTAATACGAATGTACTCATCATTATCATACAACCATGGTTTTGCCTCTGCCCTTTTCAACCACTTGATATATTGAGGTAGAGTTTGAGGTTCGTTGTTCTTTGCCATAAAATATTAGAATAACATGACTATTATACTGCATAAAAAAAGGGGCGTCAAGCCCCTCTTTTACTCAAGTAAACTTCACTTGTTGTAAGTGTGACCACGATAGCAGAAAGTACCATGTACTTCATCAGACTCTCCGTGCTTACACTCAAACTTGACACCACGATAAGTGGTCATAGAAATTTGAGCATCATGAATAGCTGCTGCTTTTTTGATCTGGTTACGAATGAGATTAAGTGTGTTCATTGTAGGTCTCCTAAAGAAATGAGTTAATTAAAACCCGTTCCTTCAGTCGTTTGCGTCCCACTTACACTCTTTAGTATAGTCCTTTACGGTCTCTACTAACTCTAACCGAACTAATTCGGGTAAGTCTTCATTCAACTTAATCTTCAGCATAATAGCATCAGATTGTTGACAGGTGAGTGTGCTTGATAGAAGTAATTCTAGCATGGGATGAACGCTCCGTTCCGCGACTTACTTGCGACCCACCGAAGTGGGTTGAACGTATGGTAATACTACCATGTTTATTTATGGATGTCAACCCTTCTTCTTAGGTGCCTTGGGGTCTTGCCATAGTTTTGGGTTGACTCTACCTTCTGATTGATACCAGGGTGGTTTAAAGTTTTCTCTATACTTATCCCAGTATTCATCGAAGATTTCCATTTGTTTTCTGGGTTGTACAATATCATAGCACACCCGCCCATCTTCAATATATGTTACAACATAAGTGTTGTATGGCAAATCCCTGGTGTTAGCTTCGGAAAGATCACAGTCTCTATGTATAATTTTGACTGGACTCATGAACGCTTTCCCCAAACAATCTGAGGGAATGCTTCTTCAATTACCTGTCGGGTAATACGATACTTCTTGTTCAAAGACTTATCCTTAGCAAGGCATACAACCTCTGCTTCATCAGCATGTAAACCCTCCAACAACTGAATGAACAGTGCTTCTCTGCGGAGAGGAGTTAAATTAGATCCACCACCTTGATAGAACAATCTAAGTTGTCTAAACTCACGTTCTAGATAGGTGTGCTCTACTCCTTTAGGAGCATCATTGGGAGTGTAAGGTACTTCACCTTCTGGCAATAAACAATTAGCACTCTCATCATAACTTGCAATCAACAAAGAACGAAGAGCGGGTCCGTTGTGATCTTGTAGTAGTTTAATCTTTTGTGCTTTAGTCTTAGCGTTGCTTACTTTTTGTAAGACTTCAGAAATAAGTAGTTTCATTTTTTCATGGCGACGTTAATAGTGCTTTCGTGTAGTCGATTCATAAACTGATTCAACTGATGCTTACGAAAATATTCTAGGGGAATAGTTTTCTCAATTTTATTTAGTCCACGATAAGCATTTAAGATTTTATCTTGGATACTTTCTGGGATGTAGTCAGCATCAATTAACTGAAGATTTCTACAATAGTTATTGTATTCTTCCTCTGTTTTACAGAACATAGAAGGATCTTGTTTCACCCACACATTCAACTTCTTTTGACTGATAGGTCTTTGTCTAATTCCCTTGACAAAGGTATCATCACTAGACAAAAAATTAGGAATACCATCGGACTTGTCACCTTTGATAACATGTTGTCTGACATATGTCCATGGATTTTCTGATGTTACATATCTCTTAGTAACTGGATTGTACTGAACCACACCGGGATATCTATGGAGTTGAATAAAATCTTTATCTCCGGATAAAATTAAGATCCTTTCTTTTGGATTTTTATGTTTACAAAGAACAGCAATTACATCATCTGCTTCTGCTCCATCTACTTCCACTACCTTATAGTGGAAGTGTTCTTTGATTTCTTCTTTGATCAGATTTAACAAATCAAAAATAGAATTCCAGTTAAGCCCAGACTTTTGTCTATCTTTTTTTCTAGACCATTTATAGTATGGAAAGAATTCTTTTCTCCAGTAGTGCCTACTGTCATAAGCAAGCACTACTTCTCCATACTCATCTTCATACTCTTTTTCGTACCTCTCAAGACTTTTCAGAATCAAATGTCTAACTAGATTTTCATCTAAATGTCTCTTTTTAATTTGAGTCATTAGATTACTAATCATAATCTGATTCATATCAATAATAATCATCCTCCTCGTCGTCCTCCTGGTTGGTAAATTTTACAGCATACAATTCTTCACTTACGGAAATACCTTCTAGTTCTGGATGTAGTCTAGGAGTAGTAGCTTGTTGAATATAATTATACACAACATCATTGGCAAACCAACCTGCTACAGCTCCGATTAACAAACAGAGGACCGATGAAAGTACAGCGACAAACATTAAAGTTGATTCCATAGTTAAACTCCGAGTTAGGTTTGGTCCCTCCCCCATGAGAATTCTACATTAAAATAGAACTGTCTTTTTAGGAGAGTCAGGGTTTGGTTAATACAGAAACCATGTTTTTTTGGTTCTTCTTTCCTGTCCCTCCTGAGCATTAGCTCCACACCTTTATTTATGGACTGTTCTTCGTTTGTTCTTGGATCCTTTTCTTCTTCCTGGTCTTTTATCATGTTCGTAATCTTTGGCATCTTGAATAATTTTTTCTAAGTAAATAATAATTTTTCGTGCCTTTGTTTTACCAACATGTCTGTAAGCTTCTAGCAATTGTTTGTTTCCTCCAGCAACATAGAGTTTTAATTCATCTATGATACATTCGAGATTCTTACTGTTACTTTCTAGAAATCCAGTAGCGTCTTTTCTTTTTGCTTTTTGATGTTCAAGAAACTTATAAAAATTTAATAAGTATTTGTCTTTAGAAAAAGCATCATCTACAGCACGTTCAACGATCCAGCATAAGTCTTCATTCATCCTCTTCTTTTAACTAACCCCCTCTCCAATAAAAACTTGGCAGTTTCTGTGATTCCACCTATCTCTTCACCATCAATAACAGAGAAAGGAAATCCTCTACACTTAGGATGCTGATGTTTAAACAAGGTAGTGTCGTCAACTACTGTTTCTATATATGTGAGATTGTCTCTAGAAAGGAGTCTTTTTAACTTAACACAATAGGAACATCCGGGAATTGTAAAAATTTGGATTTCCATAGGGTTTAAA